TGCCGATATATTACCACACTTTTTTAACAATTTCGTTAGGATTGATTGAGTAACCTAGATATGCGCGTGCGTCTAATATTTATAACGCGACCTTCGTAATCGCTGGCTGGCGGCGGCACTAGGACAGACACCAGATTCTTTCATCGCGCACTATTGCCTTTGCTCTGGAACGCGTTACTCAATCAATCTATACAGGCTATCACTTGGTAGGACGTATTTCTACGGGTGGTCTGCTCTCTCGCCTGTAACGTTATTTTACCCTATTATAAAACTTCTCGGCGCACCGCATTTTTTACAATGCGTATGGTCTATTTTATTAGGGCTTCCGCAATATAAGCACATAAATTCTTTTTGATAAACTGGCTGTGAAACGCGCCCCCGCTCCAATTCCTGCATAAATTCT